TAAAATTCTTGAAATCAATTAGTTTATCAATATCAATGCCAAAACTAAGTATTCTATCTTTTTGGCTTAATAAATACTCTAGCTGGTTCTTACCATCTTGTATGCCGTGAAAAGTTACTATACCTTTATTACTATCAATTTTATCTTTTATTAAGTAAGTCGATAGTAATCTATGTGCTTTTGTCGATCTAGTAGAAGATATAAAATATTTAGTGACTTCTCTGTTAGAAGGGACATATTCAAAAGAATATTCTTGTGAATTAATATCATCTCTCCTAGAAATTTCAGAATAATAGGCGACATACGCTTCACAATAAGCAAGAGTTAGACTATCTAAATAAAGTAATTTAGGAGTAACACCATTATAAAAATTAAGTTCATAAGGGTTACAAGTTAACCAGTAAACTCTATCTTGTAATTCATACTTTTCAATTAGCTGAGTAAGTGTTTTTATATAATTACTTAGATTATAACATATTATCCTATGTGTAATAATCAATTTCTTATTAGTATTTTTTTTCAAATAATCCCAGTTAATATCATATAAGATATCGCAAGACAATTCCATCTGATCATCATCAAAAGGTAATTCTACTTCACAAAGATTAGATTCCTCGTCAAAAGAAAAAGCTACTCCAAGTCTCCAACAAAAATCGGAAAATAAAGTAGCTTTTTTATTACTAGATAGTTTGTAACGTGGATGAAAGTGATCAGGAGTTAAGTTATGAATCTTTAGCACTAGCTGCCCTATTCATCCAAGCAAATTCATCTTGTTTTAATACTTCTTCATACTGCTTGTCATACATAGCTTTAAGTTCTTTTTGATCACCTAGATATGGGTTAAGAAACTCTAAACGAAGTCTACGATAAAAGTTTTTCCATGTAGGTCCATGAGGCTTACATCTAAACTTATTTAGCTTATAACAGTAATACTGGAGTGCGTGTGCTATTTCATGTAGTAGTACCATCTCAAGCTTGTGCCATCTATTCTGAGAGTAGAAACCGCCAATCTCAGGGTCACTATCAAAAGAGCGGTACTCAGTTACTTTATACACATCACCACTTCTCTGTACCATATGCCACATAGCCATGTTTATACCAGGTCCGTCAGCATACATACCTCCACGAGAACTTCTTCTTTTCTTGTCCCAGTCTAGCTTTACTGTAGCAAGCTTAAAGTCTGTATAGATAGTTTCCTGACAGGTTTTCTCAACTCTTCTAACAAAATCGTTGGCGTATTTGGAAGTCTCAATTCTTACGTGCGGTAAATTACTCATGTTCTAACACCCATTTTAGTTCGTTGATTAATCTATAATACCATTGTTTATCATGCTCATCATGAGCCTTCATCATATCGGACTTCAGTTGTGTAATCCTAATTTCTATATATTCTTTTTTTGATTTCTTCTTGCCACGTCTCATGTCCTACGTTTTCCCGTAGCTGAATCATTAGCTTCTTTAGCGGAAAGAACTACAAGATTACCTTTATTGTATGCCTGACCAACGTGAACACCTGACCCAGAATATTTCTTACTAGAACGAACGTACCCATTACCTACAGCATCAGAGGTAGGAGCAGTTCGTTCAACACTATATGACGGGATAGATGCACGTGCTTTATGTTTTTTTGCAAGCTGATCAGGATGGACTCCACGTTTACGGAGCCACTTATCGTGATCTTCTTGTAAAGTAATTTTTGAAGGTTTATATGTTTTTGCCAAATCTCATCTCATTTATCATATCTTTAGGGACACAATATATTTGTTCAACTTCCTGCCCGTCAAACTCTGATGAAGCAATAGTAGCGACCATTGTATAGTTTAGTTGTGCAAAAGCTTTACAAGATATTCGGTCAGGAAAAGGATATGCCATAAAAGCATACATTTGAGTCATAGGACCAGCAGTTAACATAGCTGCTACAATAATCCACATGGTTTTCTCCTCTCTAGTTTCTATTCTGAATAATCAACCTTACAAATTTTACGCCAGTTTTTACCAAACTTCTTTTCACAGTGTATTCTATAGTCAACACCATATTTCTCTCTAAGTTTGTTTTCACGGTATTGCGGATTATCGTTTAACCAGCTAGATAACCACACATTAAGCATCCAAAGAGGAATACCTGCAATTAGAAAACCAAATAGAACGTCTGACATAGTTTTTTCCTCTCTAATTTCTATTCTTAATAATATAGCAAAAATAAGGGTTTTATGCAATCAAATTGTTAGTTCTGTATAACCTTCTAGAGGTTGTAAATAACGTCCGTCAATCTCTGGTTTAACCATAGCAGCACAGATATTACGCGCCCACTCTACATTTTCCCACTCATTATCACAGAAGATTGCTATTCTGTTCCCGTGTGGGGGATTTATATGATACTTAGAGTTATCATCTATTTGGTAGTAAGTAAGACTTTCACCTAGTATGTAATCAAGTAACTCTACGTTTAGATTAAAAGTTTTATGTGGTTGAGCAAATAGAGCCGCTAAATAAAAGGTCTCAGGAGTAGCATAGTTTCTTTGGTATTCCCACACATCTTCGTTATATAATTTCCAAATAGCTTTCATCAAATGTGGGTCGCCTAACCTATCAATATCTCCCATTCGTAATTGTGCCTCAATTATATACTCACCAATAACTTCTACATTGAGACAACCAGAGTATCCGTACAAGTATTGTTCTACCCAAGGAGTTACTAACTCTAAAAGGTCATCATCATCATTATCAAGTTCCCAGTAATCAAAAGCACCAAACTGAAGCTTTTCTCCTCTAAAAGCGAACATTTCTACAATCTTACCATCAAGAAGTATGATATCTAAAGAATAGTGTTCACCAAAATGAAAAGGAGTCCAACACAGTCCTGGATCAGTAAGTTTATTATATTCTTCCATATTATGGATAACGCTAGCGTTTATACTACCGCCCATTAAGTTATAGACAGGTTTCACAACTACAGGAAACTCAGTAGGAGTTTGAGGTATAAGACCGCACTCTAATCCTTGACTCTCGGCTACTTCAAACTTATTATATAACCAACGCCAAATTCTATATTGTTTAAACGCTACTTCATCCGTAGTAGGTATAATTACCCCGTGTTGCTTCAGATTAGAATAGTGATCGGGCATTTGTTCTTTAGGGTCATAGTTTTTCCAAGCCATTATACTGTAACCAGACTTTTATGTACATCAACAATTTTTAAAAATATCATATCATCGTTCATCTCTAACATCTCATACTGATAAACGTATTCATCTTGGTTAAAATTATCCTACGGATAATACTTAGTTCTATCTTTATTCCAGACAAGTCCTATAGCGATATCAATCCAATATTCATGGTTAAGATAGACAACGGTATGTTTTGATTCCCATTGTGCAACAAAAACTTTATTACTAACAGCAGATAAATATCTAGCTAAAGTAAGTGATTGAGATTCGCAATCGCCTTTTTTACCCCTTGCATAAACTATATAAGCATTTAAATATGCTGTTAACCCACTAGAATTGTATATGTGGGGACCAAAAAGTTGTTCGTCCATCTGTTAACTTAACTCTTTCAACTGGGTGTCCATATATATCCTTTGTTTGATTATATACCATCACTTTTGAAGACCTTGCTTCTACCATCTCTTTCGGATTAGAGGGAAAACTAGTATATTTTCCATGATTATTATAGAGATCTGAATAGTTACGGATAGTAGCTCCTCCTGATTCATAAGAAGCTGTAAGAACTTTACACACAGCATGGTACAATTTCTCTAACTCTTCATCATCAAGAGAAGTCATAGTTCTGTGAGGAGCTATACCTGCAAGAAACAAAGACTCAGACTTATATATATTACCGACACCTGAGATTTGTCCCTGTTCCATTAACCATTTAACCACCATCCAATTGGGTTTATTCCTAGCAATGCGAATAAACTCACTAAGAGTACATGGATTATTAAGCATATCAGGTCCAATTGATCTAAGTTTTGTTTTAAGACCTTCTTCTTCCATAACAAACTTAACAGTCCCAAAATTACGCTGGTCATTATAGTAAATAGCAGAGTCATCATCAAAGTAAAAAGCTATTCTGGTATGCTTAGACGGTTGTAATTTGAAGTTTCCCGTCATACCTAGGGTAGTGTACATATAACAGATAGGTAGTAAATCTCCAAACTCCCACCAAATGAACTTTCCTTTATTGAACACACCTTTTACTGGGAGGTGCTCTTCTTCGAGTGCTGTATAAAAATCTGCAAAACCAGTAGGTAACTTTTTAGTGTACCTACCAGATATAAAATTAATATTAACTAATGATCTACCTTGTACAGCCCGATTTACTTGTCGGGCTGTACGAGTACATTCTGGACCTTCAGGCATTAAGCTGATCTCATCTTAAGTTGCATTTGACGTGGATATCCCCAATATTCATTAGCCGAAACTTTAATGAATCTTTCTTTAGTATTCTTTTTGTCGGGATTGGGTACTGTCAAAGTAACAGGCCTGCCTGCACGCCAAGCAGCTTGTTTATTCATTAAGGTAGCCATAGAGTCGGCAGAACGAAATTCTCGGCGGCAAGCTTTCAATAAACTTTTTGCTACACTAGAGCGTTCACCTTTGGATACGTAATTATTACCTTTTGCTTTCTTAGCCATCTCATTCTCCGTTGTTTGATTATTTATATAATATAAACGAAAAATGATAAGTTAGCAATCTAAACTATAAATTGACTGGAGGAAATAGAGGAATTATTTTTTAATTCTAGGAAAGTGGATATGAAATCTTGAGGTTCAAACAAATGTTCACACTTAGGACATTCAACAATATCTAAGGGTTGTACTTTGCCTTTAAAAAACCAAACTTCTTCTGAATTATTACATACTGGGCACGATGACCTAGCTCTGTATACTGACATTTTTTATCTTTTTATAATAAGCATTTATGTCGTGATCTCTCACACCGTCAAATGGTTGTTTATTTTTCCAAGCAGCAAGTCTACCTCTAAACTTATCTTTGGTTCGTTGCCATAAAGTCATCTTACGAATATTACCATAGTGATTAATATAACATAAGTCACCTTGGTGACGATAAGCCATTAAAGCTAGAGGAACAGAAGTAACAACATCATTATTATTCACAAATCTGTAGTGCTTAATACCGTCATTATTCATCTCTTTAACAAAAGATCGAGTACCTACACGAGGAGAACCAAATGTATAAACTTCATGAGCATCAATACGACTAGCACATAAAGTAGCAAGCGCGGCTCCTAGTGAATGTCCTGTACAAATTACTCTTACATCTTCTGATACATTATTTGAGACTTGTTCTAAACGCTCATTTATCTTATCATATACTTTATCAAGTGCTTGTGCAAAGCCAAAATGAACTAGACCTCTTTCACGACTTCTTTTAGGCCATGCCTTAAGATCAGCTAAAATATCAGTCATTTTGTCTGGCTCAGTTCCTCTGAAACATATAATAATCTCTTCTTGAGTATGTATTAAGATTGCTTGGGTCCCATCAGTATCAAACCAGGACCAATCCTTCAGTCCTAGTTTGAGTAGTTTATTATTGATTGAATCCTGATCTTCGTATACGATAGAAGATAGCAAAGCCATACGAGCAGCTTTAGCTAACATTTAGCCATTCTGCTTTTTAAGAATAGCTGCTTGTAACGCTGGTGGAAGTTTCTTTTGCGCCGGTGTTAATCCTTTACGCTGCATTTTAGCGCCTTTGCCTCCTAATTTCTTAGGGTCTTCTTTTGTACAATTTACTTGTCCATTTTTCATAGTAATCTCCTTATTTCTTTTTACGAGCAGTAATTTTCTTTTGCTCATTTATAAACTTTCTATATACACTAGCGGCAGTAATCTTACCTGCTACTCTAGCGCGTTGCTCCATAGCTATTGCCGCTTGCGTCTTATGCGCATGACTTTTGCCAGAAGCTTTAATTTTAGCCACAGAACTGCGAGCATCTTTAACTTTAGAAAAAGCCAAACCTTTAATAGTACCTTTAGGATTTTCATCTGTATATAAATCAGAATGCTTTTTTGAATTAGCTTTCTGTCCTTTCTTTCTAGGAATACGGGGAGCCATTATACTTTTTTCTTTCCTTTTGGCTTTGAGGAAGACAGCACTTTACGTAACATTTTTGCTTGCCCAGCGTGGGCTTTTGAAGCTCCTTGTAACATTTCCATAACTTTTCTAATTGTTTTATCGTTATGCATTATTTTTTATTCCTTCTCTTCATGGTACTGACCATTGTAGGTTTACCACCAGGATTTCCCGCTGCACGTTTTCTCTGAACTGCACTACGCCTCTGTGCAGCAGTCATGCTGTTAGCTTTAGAGCGAGGTACACATTTAGGATATTTACCGCCTGATTTGGCAGAGGATCTGCCACAGGCTTGAAACTTACCATTCTTCTTAGGCGCACCAATATTTACCCAATCACCCTTTTTACCTTTACCAAACCAAGCGGTAAGACCACCTCTAGGTTTAGCCATTACCGATAGCCTCCGCCTCTAGATTTATAAGTTTTTACTAACCAACCGTTTGCGTAAGCTGAAGGATATACTGCAAATTTTCTTTTAGCTTCTGCCTTAACTCTAGCGTAAAGTTTAGGGTTTGTAGGTTTTGCTGATTTCTTTTTTACTGCCATAATTATTCCTTACATATTTGTTAATTTTTTAACTGATAAATTACTAGTATTCATTAATGAATCTTTAGTATAATACATATCAAATAAATTTTGTTTATAAAATCTACTAAAAGTAGGTATACTTGTAGCAGAAGGTATTCCTGTATTACAGGGATATTTATAGTTTTTAAAAACGATACCCTGTTGTAAATCCCAAGTACTAGTACCATCATATACGACAGAGTGGTTTTGTGAATCTATTATATAAATACTATCTTTAGTAACGCTTAAAAAATGAGAAGCTAATATAGCAGATAATATATTACAGCTGTATGATTTTTTATGGTGCTCATCCCCTCTAGAGGTAAATAGTAACCAATAAATATGATCAAATAATTCATGATCAGGTTGTATTATCATTTTATGTATGAGA